AAAGAATGCTCACTCTTAAACATATTATAAAGATTAGAAAATCTCGAAGACGCCTCTAGGAATTGTGCTACTCCCATGCCGGCGCGCGCGACATTTCCCTGGGCAGTAATCCCTATAGCCTCAGCCTCCGTGCCCGCGTCTCCTCCCCGAATTAAATGGCTTGCTCGAGACACCACCCTTACCGCATCCCCGTAAGACAGCACTATATTAAGTAAAGGCAGCATGGATTCCACAAGACCCGCTAAGGCATTCCGAAACACATCACCTAGCTCTAGAAATTTCGAACCCATAAAACCTTGAAAATTAGTCCAGGTAGTCTCCAATGCGCCTACGATGTTTTGACCTAGAATCGTAAAGGCTTCAGCTATAGACCCTTGACCTAAAGGCTTTCCATCTAAACCGGGCCCTATATCTTGAGACCCACTAAACAAAGAACCGAATGTCGCTTTTATTGCCGCAACTAACTGACCGGCTAAGTTTGACGAGGAAGTTTTAGCATGGTCAAACATATCAACAAAATACTTCTTAGTAAGCTCATAAGTTTCTTTAGCCCAATCCTTTGTATTAGCCCAATCCTGCATAAAACTTGTTCGGTAACCCACGTTACCCCCTTCAAACATTCCGTTTTCCCCGAATTTTTGTGTACGATGGTCAGGGAGGTACATCTCATCCTTGTTAGTAAAGTAATTCCAAAGTTTCCCTATTCCGTCCCCTATCCAAACAAGAGCGCGTATTACCGAAACAAACAAAAGTGGAATCATGTCTTTAGCCCAATTAGCAAAGCCTGCAACTAAAGGTTGAAGGTCAGCCATGTTAGTAGTTAACCATTTCGTAAACTCTAAAGTAGAATCTGTAAGAATATTAAACAAAGGCTTAAATAATGCATCCGTAGCGTTAGATAATTTCGTTAAAGCTCTACTGAAGGTAGATTCGGAGGATTCTCCTCCTCCTGCAGCTCTCCGTAATGATGCCATCCCTCCTGCACCTATAAACGTTTTCGCCAGAAGAAGCATTTGATGGTCCATGCCCATAACCTCAAACAACAGTGCGGCTTTTGCAGGGTCAGAAATACTAGCAAACATCTTATGGATTGCTGTTAGTATGTTACCCATCTCCGCTAAATCGTTTCCTTGTCCAATACCTCCGGTTGGGTTCAAACCTATTCTTGCCCTCATTCCGCGAGACTCCATAGTCAAACCTCCAAAAGTATCAAGCATTTTCGCGATTGCACCTTCATGCCCCATAAACTCACCAACCGTAGCACCTAGAGCTTTTTGAAGGCCAGCGGCGGCGTCAGGACCTACAAACGCAGCTACTTTCGCTACTTGAGGTTGTAGTTGTCCTAAGGCCTCGGCGATAACCTCAGGAGAGCGGCCCGTAGTTTTTCTAAGTTTAATCAATTCCTGAATCATATCAGCTTGACCCCTACCATTCAGTCTTAAAATGTTACTGTTAAACCTTAGGACGGTAGAGAAGGACCCTAGATTCAAATCTAAGGCCTGTATTTGACCAGCAGCTCGAAGAAAGGACTTGTCCAGATTTCGAAGACCCATATTGAGTAAAGTTCCAAAGCCTTTAATAGATTTCTCCATAGAGACAGGAATCTTTTCGAAAGTATTCATTAACCCTTTAATCCTCTTAGAGGAGTCTCCGTCTGCTTTCATTAGGCTCGATTTTAACGCTTCGGTAGCGCCAAAACTATGAGTAATAGCCTGGGTAAGTTTCCCCATAATACGGCTCTGCTTTTCTAAAACACGGGTTTGGTTTTCTACGGCCTCTAAAAGCTCTCCTCTTGGGGCATCTGCCATTATAGTACTCCCTCTATATCATGCTCAAACCCTTCGGCATCTAAATACGCGACAGTGTTCACCGGTTTAATATCATTCATATTATCACTTTTATACATTCTAAATCCTGTTCTGGTTATATACCCAATCCGTTTTACATCTTCCCAAGAGGGTGCAGATTGTCCAAATTTAGATATTAGGTAGTTCTTAGTGAACGACCCTAAAGTATATAGATTCAATCCCGTGTAATGTGGTCTTGCAGGATTCCCTACGTATTTAATATAATGTCCTCCCCCACCTTTAGTCCCAACTAAAAGGACTAAGGGGGTAGAGCTTATACCTTGTTTATTCGTATAGAAAAAAGTAAACACGGAAGTCATACGACTTCGCATACGGGAAGCGTCATAGAGATACCCTTTAGGGGTAGCTTTTGCGAGAGAATTATCTTGCTCTGAAGGTTTTCCTCCAGGTTCAAAAATATTCGCACGTTTTGGTGTTTGGTATGCCATGTGTCTGTAATATATACTGACGTGGACCTTGATACCGATATAGCTGAATTCTTAGAACAAGTAAACTACTGTTTGTCTTTAAGGTTTAAAAACAAATGGAGACATAAGTTCTCTCCTGCCTTTATTGACGTATTTCAAGATAGGATTTTGTTCTCATTAAAAAAACAGAAGCCTATTAAGGCTTCTGCTATTAAAACTACTTACGTTAAAAAACATAAGTATAGTCCTGACGTGGTTGATGATTTCTTTAGGTCTATCGATTTATCGCTTTACAGACCTCTCATTACTAACGACCTTAAGTACCACCCTTAGGTTTCTTCTTATTCTTACGCTCGGTTAAGATTTCCTGTAGCCGTGCAGGGCTAGCTCCTTGCGCAGGGCAAATATCCTTAAAACCACACCAATTACAAAATTGGTTTATTTGGCAAGGAAAATTCTCTAGCTTACGTTTGCGGATATCCCAAATCTTCTTCTTCTGCTCATTTAAGAACATTCTTATTTGGGACGACGAATACTTCAAAGTGACAAGTTTATCTAAGTGAGGGTAGTAATGTCCCACTGTAATGTCCTCTACTGGAATATTATACATCTTGTGAACCGCATAAGTGTACATGCGAAGTTGCACATCTGTATAAAGCTCTCTTTTAGGGGTAGGGCGTTTACTAGTTTTATAATCAATAACTAGGTATTTACCGGTCGAACCTTTTACAATACGGTCAATCACTCCATTGACTTCGAAATCCATTCCCGTATCAATCGAGAATACCATTTCGGTACTGACGTTCTCAGAAAGGTTCTTGTTAAAATTGAAAAAGTGCTTAAGGCACCTCTCTGTTAACTTTTCCTTTTCTTGCCCGAAAGTGTATTGGGACCTAATAGAAGCGGCTATTTCAAATAACCCCTCCTCTGTTTGCGTGTCTACCCCATCTTCAAAAATCTTATGAATGAACTGACCGAACTGTAAGGCGTCCTTACTTACGGTTTCGTTGTACTCATCCTTCAATCTGTGAATATATCGAAATTTATACTTCGCTTTACACTCATCGAAGACTTTAATCTTACTAGGAGACACTGTTTTAATATACATATGCTAATACCTTCATCCCTTATTAAAGGATATTTATCCGAGAAATTTACAACTTTTCGTATACAAAATCAAGAATTCACCACAAACTCCATTTTTGCTGAAGATGAGAAGAAACATTTATCCATAAACCTCGAAACTGGGCTCTGGCAGGACTTCAAATCTAAGGAAACTGGGAACTTTATACACCTCATTTCTCACATTGAGGGGATTCCTTATATTTCCGCAGAGAAGTTTATTGCACGAAAGTTGCTTGATTCCCCCGAGTGCCTATTTGAGGTCTCCTCGGTTCGGGTTGAGAATGAAGCGAAAGTTAGTAAAGTTGCCGATGAATTTAAAAACTTTAAACCTTTAAACCAAAAGACCGGATACAAATCAGGCAGTCTAACTGAACGACTAGCTTTTACTTGTGCTATGGGCAGACATTTAGGGAAATTCAAATTCTCCTACTGCGAGGAAGGGAAGTACAGTAATCGATTAATTATCCCGTATATTTGGGACGGAAAACCCGTGTACTTCCAAGCACGACGCTTGAGTTCTTTTGGGATGAAATACCTAAACCCTTCAAGGGAAGAGACCGGAGTAAAGTCCTCAGAAATCCTCTTCCCTTTTAACAAGAAGCATGATTACGTAATAGTAACAGAAGGTCCTTTAGATGCAATCACTTTACAGATTAATGGGTTTAATGCCACATGTACTCAAGGGTCTATGATGTCCAAAGCGCAGGCACGCCAACTAAAATCGCAGTCTGTAATTCTTAGTTATGATAATGATGTGGCTGGAAAAGAGGGGACCGCGAAAGCTTACCGATTGTTAAAATCTCTAAACGTCAAATCCGTCTGTACTACTTCTCCTCCTGCCCCTTTTAAAGATTGGAATGACTGCTTTATTAAGCAAGGGACTAAACAGCTCACGCATAACGTAGAGAGCGCTCTCACCAAGATGGATTTCGATTACTTTGTTAAGGACGGACTACAAAGCTAAACTTTGGACTTTTTCTAGTTTCATCCATAAAGCCATACTTTGCTTGAATCTTATAGACTCCAGGAACAGCGGCTGCTGAATCCCACAAGTATAACATTGTATCATCAGAAAGTAGATTAGTAACCTCCACAAACCCATTGGTAGTTCCTTTAGTTCCGTCATTAAGGAGAGTTCCGTACTCATCAGTGTAGCTAATAGAGACGTTAGCGGTAGTCAACATGGCCTGCTGGAACAGGTTTAGAATATCTGGCGACATATTAGCCTCGTCACCACTAATCTGGGTTTCTATTGCAAGATTTATTTTCTCTCCTACCTGGATATACTTCTGTTTTAGAGTATTCTTAACCGTAAGGACGGCCTTTTCGGGGAAAGTTATGACCCCTGCGGTGGTCACTACGAACTTCTGAACTATGGATTGCCATGCCCCAGAATTTGCGTCCTGCACCATCCAAACATCAAAATATGCGCCTGGAGCTACAACCTTTGAGGTTGCAAGGCCTGTCGATGTGTACGCCGCATCCAAATCACAACCCGCAGGAGTTGCTGATAAGTACCTACCTCCAGCTGATAGACCCACTGCAAAATGACCAGTCCCTAATTGGCTAATGCCGCTAGTATTCACTCCCTTCACATAGTTATCTTCAGGGTCAAAATAGCCGTCAGATACAATTTTACTGGTTGAAACTTGAAAACGGGCCGCACAAAAAGGAATCAAAGAGCTAAAGACTTTACCCGTACAATCTGTGCCAGGGTCCGAGTCGACAAGAAGGCTTCCATCCCCATTCGTAATATAAGGATACTCATCACTTGATTCAGTAGTATCGGGAAAGATTAAAACGCTATCAATAGAGTAAGGGTCCGCCATTACACCATTTCTCATATAGTAAAGCTCAAGGGCTAAATCCTGGCTGAAGGCAGGTCTTTGATAACGGGTGACAAGTTCGAGGTTATTAATTTTCATTGTAACTCTTTATCTAGTCGTTCTCGCAGCTTCCATCGCAGCTTTTTCATCTTCAGCCTCTTTTATTCTCATAGCAATAAAAGTTTCTCGCTCAACCCACGGAAGCTGGTTTACTGCCTCATAGCTGAAAAAGCAGTGCCTGACTAAGGTGAACATTTGTTGAGCTAGAATTTCTGGGTCTCCGCGGAGTTCTAGCTCGTGGTAAAAAAATTCTCATTCAACCCAATAGCCATCTCGTTTTGAACGTTGCAGAAATTACAATTAAACTTATGGAATTGCTCCATACCATACTCAGGGCTAAAAATTGCGGCTTTTAGAACGTTTACGTCTTTAATAGTAGTTTGCTCTAGGAATCTTTTAATTACCATTTCCTCGTTTACGTTATCGATTCTAGAAATAAACAAAGGCAGGGCATCCATAATACGTTCCGCAGAAGGAAGGCTTTCCTCATCTTTTGCTCTAATAGGCTTAATGTACGCAGTCTTTTTCGAATCCGGAAGCTCAACAGTGCAATGCTCCTGATAACTCTCCTCCATGAAACGCAAAGACATTTTAGAGAGGTCATAGTGTAATTCGTTTTTCGTACCACACCCCTTACATACAGTATCGAGAGGGTAATCCTTCCCGTAAGACAGTTGGCGAATTCTAAACATAACATATAGTTTATCTGGTAAGGTTAGTTGGCCATAATCAAGCCCTTTAATACACCCAGCAAGAACTACATTTAAAGCATCTTTTGAACGGTCCCCTATTAAAGCCTTTTGAAGTTTCTTCTCGTCTGCAAATTTCATTGCTCTAAGGAAAACCGTATCTTTTTCGTAATTAACGTAAGGCTTCCCTTTAGAAGGTAAATTAAACTCAACCCACATCTGACTAGTGTCAATATTCTCTAAAAGACCGTTAAGCTGGTCTTGGACGAGCGTCTGCTCTGGAACGTTATCCTTCATAGGGTTACGCGGCATATCTGGGTTTTTTGGCTGTCCACCTTCAAACCCTTTGGCAATGTCAATAATAGATTGTTTTTGTTCACTCATAATGGAATCCCACTATACTATAATAGGTAAGCAAGTGTTAATTATTGTCCAAAATATACATTCCACCCTTAAAACTAGTAATAAGAAACTAAAAAGTATCTTACATAAAAAGTATAGGCAAAGAGTTGAAGGGTACTCCTACTCTCCTGCATATAAAAAAGGTTATTGGGATGGATTCAAATCATTCTTCTCAGAAAAAACTGGAAAGTTTGGTACTGGAATGCTGCAACATGTTTTAGATGATTTAGATATAGCTGACCTCTCTTATTCTATAGAAGACCAAAGAACTCAAATTAAAGATGAAGACTTTGGCTTATCTGGCATAGAGCTACGCTCATATCAAAAAGAGTTGACCGTTAAAGCGTTAGAGCTTAAGAATTGCATTATAAAAGCTCCCACGGGGTCGGGCAAGACTATAGTTCTAGCCTCTATTTTACAAGCCTTAAAGGGGCGGACGGGCCTAATTTTCTTTACTAAAAAGCAGTTACTTTACCAAACGTACACATTTCTAACCTCGCATGGGTTTGATGTGGGGGTTGCTTTTGGGGACGGAGTCGATATCAAACCTTTAACCTTATGTACTATACAATCAATCGACAAAGTAATCGACAGCCATTTAAAAACTTCAGAGTTTATCATTTTCGACGAAGTCCATGAATTTAGTAAAGGGAAAATAGCATCTAAAGCAATAGAGTCTTTTCCAAACGCGCGCGTACGTATAGGTATGACCGCCACTATCCCTAAAAATAAGCTGGACAGGCTCACCCTAATCTCGGCACTAGGGCAAGTTATAGAGGGGGCTACTGCTACCGATTTAATAGAGTCTGGATTTCTCACTGAACCTGTTATTCAAATTGTTACAGTGCCTGACTGCGTGGATTGTATTGACGATACTGTATATCGAGAGATTTATCGTAAATGTATTACTGAAAATAAGGTACGTAACGATATGATTCGTGATTTAGTTGTTAAAATTAAACAAAACCCGTGTAAAGTTTTAATTCTGACGAAAGATTTAGAACACGCTAAGATTCTCAATGATTCTCTTCCTGGCTCCCTTAAATTAGAGGGGAAAGACGACCTTCTTACAAGAAGTAAAACAATTAAAGAGTTCACCGACCAGGAGCATGGAGTGCTTATAGGAACTACCATTATGCAGACGGGCGTGGATATCCCAGAAATTACTCACTTCATCAACGCTCGTGGGTTAAAATCCGAAATAGCAACCATTCAGGCAATGGGTAGAGCCTTACGAATACATAAAAGTAAGATTAAAGTGTATATTTACGATTTTTTAGATAACGCTCCATACCTAACTACTCATGCCAAGCAACGAATAAAGTCGTACGAAGCATTAAACTTTAAGGTGTACATAGATGGAAAAGAAAGAAGATAAAATCAAAAAGCTCAACGCTATGCATGAATATGATATCTCAGATATCCGCTATTGTATAGGGGAATTAAGTACCCTCATTGAAAGGGAAGAGGTTACTGAGGCTTCGATTGCCAAATTAGAGGCTATAGTAACCCAGTTAAATGGCCTACGGGCTAAACATACTGGGTCTCTATTTGCCTGGCTTAAGCAGGACTATATCCTAGAAGACTAAACCTTCTCTGGAGCTACTTCTTCTTCCTCTGAAGAGTCATCTTTACCTTCGCCCTCAGCCTGAGCTGCCTGCAAAGCTTCAAGTTCTGCCTGAGCAATCTCTAACGCTTCTTGTGCTGCTTCCACTTTATCCTGGACATCCTCTTGCGCACCTTCTTTGTCTGCTTTTTCATCGTCAGGAGATGGTTCGTCTAGATTTTTAAAATCGATATCACTAAAAAGTTTTTCCATGTCCCCTACTAAGCCTACCATGTCAGCATTAGACATGCCTGGGTCTGAAGGGTCTGCGTCTACCTCAGGCATCTCGGCTTCCTCTGAAGCAACCTCTTCTTTTAGAGGTTTTTTCTTGTCTTTGGAATCCTCGTCACCTTCTTCTTCTTCGTCGTTACCTTTGTCTTTCTTGCCAAAGTCGGGTTTTTCACCTTTCTTTCCTTTCTTCTTTTTCTTCTTTTTGTCGTCACCGTCGTCTCCCTGTTCGTCGTTTTCTTCTTCGGAGTCATCAGTAACTTTTGCGTCTTTTTTATCATCCTTCTTTATTGGAGTCTCTTCATCTTCGTCCATGTCTGGAGTTAAACCCTTAAACTTCTTTTCAACTACAACATTAACAACCTTCTGAAGGTCGAAGGGTTTTAAGAAAGTAAGGTCTTGGCCTTCTACGGTGAGCATTTCAACCAGTAAATCATTTACATCAAGAACCTCTACGCCAGACTTGTCCTTAATAAAGCCAGCAAACTCAAGTAGGGTTTTCTCTACAATACTATCCGTCTTAGCGTAGGTACTTAAGCGTTCAAATAGTACTGAGTAAGCAGAAGCTAGATGGTTAAAGGAAGGGGTAAACTTTAAATTGTTAATGTTAACTCCGTAGTGAGAGTTTAAGTTTTCTACTAGAGAAACTTTGTACGGCTTCTTCAACTCAAACAGGGAAGATGTAAACTTACGAACGTCCTTTTTAGAAACAGTGCCTGGGTTAATTGTTTCATAAACCAGGCTTAGTACTTGTTGGATATCAGATTTAGTTGCCAGAGCAAAGTACGGAACCTCCGTAACTACTTCTTTTAAAGTGCTCTCTTGAACTTCCTCCGACTCATAAATGCAAGAAGCCAGCTTCGAGATTTTCTCGTTATGAGACCAAGAGTTAGAAAAATTCTCTTTCGCAGTGGAAAGTTCTTTACCTATCAACTCTTGCGCACATATCATTTCGTATAGTGATTTATCAATATTCGTATCACACGCAACAATACCGTTCAAGTTACCCCATTCAGCTTTCTCATTATCAAACGCTTTACTGATTGCATTGCTAAGTTTTGCTGCATTCAAAATCATAGGGTCGTTTAAAATTTCACCCTTACCTTCTTTGATTAAAGACTTAATTGAAGTTGAAGCCTCTACTAGTCGTGTGTATTCTGGCTCAGAAGTAACACGGAGAGCTGCTGAAAACGATTCTTTTTTGCGGTCTAGAGCGTAACGGATTTCATTAATTTTGTTCCTTTTAGTGAAAGTATTAAGTAGATTTTTAAATTTACCTTCCGCATCGCTAAACTTATCCTCACGCAGGTCTCCTACAAAATCAGAAACTCTATCAGTTACCATAGAATCAATACACTCATCGCTAAAATGCTCCTTAAGAGGTTTAGCCTCAATATCAAGAAGATGGATTGCACCTTCATGTATATCATAAGTACATGTAATATACTTGTCTGATTCAGAGACCAACTCAAGTGTTTTTGTGTTAGAGTCTATCTCAAAAATCATAAGGTTTTCTCTAACCTTACGGCCAAGAAATTCTACTGCTTCTGTAAGTTTAGAGAGATGCTTATCACGGGATTCAAAAAAGTTTATTTTATTCATTTCAAAAAAATAGCTAGGGCACTATAAAATATATAGAGCCCTAGCGGAACTTTTTTGTAACTTATTACTGAGGAGGCTGTTCTGGAGGCTGCATTGGATTCCCACCCATCATAGCCGGGTCACCTCCCATCGTAGCCGGGTCACCTCCCATCATAGCCGGGTCACCTTCCATCATAGCGGGGTCGCCACCCATCATAGCTGGGTCACCTCCCATCATAGGAGGAGCTGCTGCCTGCTGTTCTTCGACTTCCTTTTTAAGTTGTTCTTTGATTTTTGCAATCTCGTCTTCGGGTAGATTAAAGTAAACTCTGTAAATATAATCGTTAGGGAACATCTGTAAACCCTTTACTGCCTGTACGATACGTACACGAGCCTCATCGGTCTCGAGGCGACGCTTAAGAAACATATCAGAAGGTGGGTACAATCTGATTGCGAAGTTTTTAAGCATAGTCGTTGGGAAATTCCTAAGCTTTAAATGTCTTCGGCACAATCTCATTAGTCCTGCCTCAACGTCTCGTTGAACTCGCATTACTGCTTTGGCAAACTTAACATCTAGTTGGCTAAGGTTTGCTTTTCTCTCAGGAGCGGTATCTTTTTCTACAATAAAATCTTTAGGAACTTTTAACGCTGCCAAAAGTTTATCTCTAAAATAACGAACATCATCAACTTCTCCCAAGTTTTGAGCACCTGGCATTGTCTCTACTTTAGTTCCCTGTCCGTTACGTGTAGGGATGAAGAAGTCCTCATCTGCGGAGAGAGGGTTATACCTTTCATCTATACTTTGAGTACCGGGATTCCAAAATTTCTCCTTCTTGAATTTTTGCTTAACCCTTTCCATAAACACTTCCACTTTACTTGATGGGATGTTGCCTGTTTCAATGTAAAAGGCTCTTCTTTCTGGTGCGCGTTGAAGGCGGTAGATAATCATCGCATCCTCCATCATTTTCAACCCATTCCATGCCCCGATTGCAGGGGAAAGTAAAGCTTTTCCGTAAGGATAAAAGGCTTGGTCCGAGGTTCTTCTTCTAAAGTGGACAATTTGAGACTTATCTAAGTCTACTTTTCTACTTCCGGGAGTACCAAGGGACCCGGCACCTCCTACAGGACCATCATACCCATAATCCCCTGCCGATTTGGGGATTTCCTGTATGAACTTTTTAAGGTAGCCATACTGGTCTTCCTGACGGAAAACGTAAAAAGGATTAAGAATTTTAACTCTCTGGATTCCCGCCGTAGGATTATTCAAATCTAAGATGTTTTCTACGAAACAGTCTCCGTACTTACAGACATTTCGGGTAATATCCCAAATCATCTCCTCTAGTTTAGTGACCTTGAAAAAGTCCTCTAGCGCATCCTTAACTAACTGGTCGTCGGTTTCGATAATAAAAGCACTATTCTCTTCGTTTAATAAGGTTGCATCGTCGGAGTAAATATCAAGGGCTGCACCAATCTCTGGATAATCATCCATTTTTTCGTATTGAGCATATTTTCTACGTCTTGTCTGTTCAACCTTTGGGAGCTTAACAATACCCTTTGATACGCTAACTCCCGCGTCTCCGGTACCTGGATACTCCAGTACATCACCGGACTTAACGTCCTGAGCATCACCCCCTAATCTAGGGTGTGCACTAGGTCTGCCTTTACCGCGTCGATTAAAAAATTTATTAAAAAATGCGTAAAATCTTCCCTGCCCTTCTGGAGGGCCTGGGACGTTCCCCATAGGGAATTCAGTATTGTTTTCATCTAGTCGTTCATTAGCCATGTCATATACTCCTTAAGTTTTTCTTTTGCGGTTGCTTTGCGGTCAGTTAAAAATATAGGGTTGTGTTCTGCCTTATCTTTATTATCTATGGTTTCTATAGCTACAGGGCTAGTGTTTATTATTTCCTTAGCTGCAAAGATACCCATAGCAAGACTCATTACTAAGTCATCATTATACCCATCATCTGCTTCAATCTTCCCACTGTCCGATATTATAAAAGTGTTCAATTCCATTAGGGTGCGTTCGGAGTTCACTCTAAATTTAGTAGTCCTTAAACCTTCTTCTAGATGGCTTAGGATAATCTCCCGATTCTTAGCATTTACTAAGATACCTATGTCGTTTTTCTCGTCGGCCCACAAATTATCGTACTCTAAGTTATCCCATAACTCTTGAATAAGGGCAATCCCTAAATTGTTTCGTTCCACTACAACATATGCAGTGTTATACTTAGTTGCCTCATCTTTGATTATTTTTGCAAAATCTTTTATTGAGGTTTTATTTGAGTAAAACTCAGCAACTTGCTCCCCATTATATAAGTTTAAGATATGAAATGCGGAATGGTCTCGTCCTCTACCGAAGGAGGGGTCTGCACATAAAACATAAGTATGGTATTGCTCTGGAGGTTTCCATATTCGTAAATGGTCTGAGGTCATAGAAACGTAGTCCTTATTAATATTATCATTTAAAACTGTTAAAGTGTGGGTATCTAGGAAGTTCTCTCCTGTGCCAAGGAACGCACACTCATACTCTTGCCTCCACATTCGCTCTCCTAAAGCAGGACGCATCTCTTCAGCCCATTCCTCCGTGTACTCTGGGTGTTCCTTCCAGTGAATATCAATAACATTAAAGGTATTTTGCTTTTTTACTGCCCCATTGTACAGTTCATAGTACAGATTAGACATTCCGTTAACGGTAGACAGAAGAACTGCATCTCCACCTGTAGATAGAGTAGGGTAAACAGCGGCCCAAAACTCTCTCATCCTGTCAATAAATGCAGCTTCATCAACAATCAATAAAGATACTGCTTCTGAACGACCCGCACCAGCAGGCTGAGACCTTACTCGAGAGCCAGTGGATAGAATAAGATTATGCTTGTTCTTCTCCTTTACTTTTGGTTGCATCCAAGAGGGTAGGTCGTCATACATCCCAACCACTCGCGTAAGGAATGTAGTAGATTCTCGGTCTCCAATGGATACGACCATGACTAGCTTGTTCTGTTCGAAGATAATCTTCCAAAGAGAGTACGCGCACATGATGGTCGTAACTCCCGCCTGTCTAAACTTTTTAATAATATTGAATCTGTTACCATCAATTTCAGTCACGATTCTCTTTTGGAAGTTATAAAGGCTAAAAGGTACAATCCCACGGATTGGATGTACAATCTTTACATAATTTGTAATAAAGTAAATCGGGTCTTTGGAACATTTTTCCAACTCTTCTAGTATTCTTTCCTTCTGCATAGACTATAATAGTGTAATCAAACTTATATACTATGAGAAAACTTGCTTTTGTTCCAACTACTACATTAAAACCTTATAAAGACAACATTAACCTATACCATTTAGAAAAGTTTTTTGTTGAAGCCGGGTTTACGTTTATCCCTCTAGAGAATAAGCCTTCTATCTTTGAAGCATATGCTGAGGCTGTAAAGAAGCATGTTTCAGACGAGGATGTGGTTGTATTTTGCCACGATGATATAGAAATCCTCTCTAATGTGGCTGCCTTTAATGCTGCACTTAAGCCTTTAGAGGGGCCTAAACGTTTAGGGTTTTTAGGTATAGCGGGGACTAAGTCCTTTGATGAAAGTGGAATGTGGTGGAACGGGACGGGACGAATGCCTTTAGGTCACCCTGACCATCCTTTATCAGGACAAGTGTTTACCGGGTCAAGTACAGAGGATATGTACTCCACAATGTACGGTAAGTATGGAGCTGTAACTATTCTAGATGGGGTTTTCCTGGCTGCACAAGGGAAAACGTTAAAAGGTTTAAGGTTGGAAAAGCCTAAATCCTTTAGTGGTAACTGGGATTATTATGACATTTACTACACTCACCAAACTTACAAAAAGAATTTAGAAAATAGGACTGTACCTATAGTCCTAAGACATGACTCCCCAGGGGAGATGAAGCAAGGGTGGTATCAGAACAGGGATGTGTTTCTTGAAGTCTTAAAGAGGTCAGATAGGCTACCTATCCGTCTTCCTTACTGTTAATGGAAATGTAGAGGATTCGGTAAGGAGAGTTCCTTTTCGGATAACCCCTTCAAACCTAGCTCTAGCGGCTCTATTCCTCAGTACACTTCCAGTAGTAGCACCCATAGCGGTACCGAAACCTTGACCCACTCCTTGAGCTGCTCTCCCTACAGGCATTGCTGCTAATCTAGCGCCAGTTCTTGCAGTTTTACCTGCTTGTCTGACTCCTGCACCTGCAACGCGTCCACCTGCGCCTATAGTTGCACCCCCAAGACGAGCTGTACCTTTGATGCCTGCTCCCGCTACTCTACCGCCTGCACCGATTGTTTTTCCTCCAGCCCCAATCGTCTTGCCCGCGGCATACCCACCCGCTAAAGCACCTGCAGCGCCTAATCGTGTAGCGCCTCCTATTGCTTTTCCTCCGAGATGAGCTGACCCTTTAACGACTCCACCTAAAGCCGCGCCTGTTCCTCTTAATCCTCCAGCGGCTACTCTAGCACCGGCTGCTGTTGCTGCGCGTCCGGGTTTAGTTCCTAAAGCTAAAGCTCCAGTCGCCACCGGGGCCAGCGCTAGACCGCCGACCTTGGCCCCGACGATGCCGCCTCCTGCCAGCCCAGCAGCCCCTTTAGCAGCAGCTGGAGCCATACCAGCAATAGTCTTTTTCGCTAAAGAAGGCCCCTCTTCCTTTTCCTTTTTAGGTGTCAGCATTTTCTTCCATCTCGCAGTTTTTCTCATACGATTTGCCTTTACCGCGTCTTTATCCCGCTCTGCTTGCTGCTCCGCCGTTCGATTTGCGCCACGTTCTGAGGGGGTATCTCCTAAGTCATCGCCACTAGAATCGTTGTCAAAGGCGCCTTGTGCAGCTTTAGCACCCTTTTTGGCTTCCGCTAAAGTGTATTCGCTAAATTTTGCGTTACGCATTACTGAGCTCCCCCTTCAACAGGAGTTTCTGCTTGTTGCTTTTTAAGTTTAGCTGCTTTAGCTTTAGCTTTAGCTACTGCTCTTGCATCAGAAGTCTTGCCTGTGACTACGTTTAAAGGGGCTCTTAAAACAGTACCTGTGGCAGAGCTTCCTTGTCTTATT